CCAATATGACGACTGTGCCGTGGCAGTCACGCGCGTCAAAGATAATGCCATCGCATTCAGTGCAATTGATCGTGCCACTGTTGGCCTCGACTGACGCATAGGTGGCCTTGCCGCAGATGCCGCAATCAACCTCGTGTTCAAAGAATAGCACATAATCCATCCGCTGACATTATCCGCAAAACAAAAGGCGGTCAATGCCGCCCTTTGTCTCCCCTTGCTGTTGATGTTTAGTTGGCGTTGTATTGCCGTTGAAACTCAGCCAAATTGAACCAGCTATTCTTCGCCGCTGATTTCTTTCTTTCTCTCAACTTGGCTTTGTTTTCGTAACTTGCCATTGCCTTGTTGAAATCCTTTTTGTTTCGCAAAGCTGACATTCTGTAAACGTAACCAGCAGTCTTGTTGCCACCGCACCGATGAACCAGATTGACCGCGTTCATTCTGGTCATATGCGCCGAAACAGAATTTGCAGTTTGGTCGAAGCCCATTCTCAACGCAATTTGATTGATGTCTCGCGCCTTGAATGTTTTTTGCGGGTGAAAGTTCTCGCGCAGTATTTCGTAAACATCCCAACCACTAATCTTGCGAACCGGCTCTTTTTTGATTGGAATTGGAACATTTTTTTCAACAACCGGCGCAACTCTTGCCGGATGCTTGAAGTCAATCTTGTGCGCTGCCACTCGCAACGGCTCTTGCTTTTCTTCAGCCGGTTGCTCAAACATTTCCAGCTTTGTAATGGTGCAATGCTTTTCCAATCCTAGCGCAATCAGTTCGGCCAGTGCTTGAATTGAACATTCCAGATTGATCAGATATTTCTTTTCCATTTGTCAAACTCCCATTCTGACTATTGTGGATTTGGGTTTTCTATCATTCCCGACCCGTGACAAACATCGCAATCGTCTTGCACCTCGCTGCCACAAGGGTCATTGGCTCCGCGCTTGCCCACCCAATAAACAAGCCAGCCATAGCCCTGACACTCAGGGCATTCAATTTCTTCAGCCACCAAACCGCACCATCAAAGCCCAAATGTTATAATCGTTGGTGATGGCGTTAGTGCCAAACGTAATGACCAGTGCGGTCAATACCAGCATTCCAATAGCATCCTTAACCATATCAGACCCCCAACACGCTATGCCCACGACCGCGCAGACAATCATTTAGCCATTTATGCTTTGCCCCTACTTGCAGCGGCGATAACGCCTCATCAACAAGCTGGCGGCACTCAGTTAGGTCACGCTGATATAGCTGCGCCTTATCACCGGACACCCGCAGATCAGCGACCGGCGTATAACTACAACCGGCCACCAATGCTGCTATGACGAATAGGCGGGGCATTATGCCGCCGCCCTTAAAAGTTGTTCAACCGGCTTGCGGCAATGCTTGTAATCATCGCGTGTCAAAAACTTAACATCGCTATAAAAGCATAACCAGCAACCAAGACCGCTAACGAAAATCTGATCGTCATCAGCCTCAATTTCCAGCCGCGCAATCAAAGCATCCGCATCGAACCGCTTGCCGCCAAATGGATAAATGCCTTTATGGATGGCACGCACAAAAACAGGCAAGACCTTTTCTTTCAGTTCTTCAACCGATGTTACGGCCACTGGCATTTGGAAACGCTCAAAAAGCAGATAATCAGAAATCCGATCACCGCTATTGCCATACATTGCTTCAGCATCATCAAAATAAAATGTAGTCATTTTGCAATCTCCCGTTTGCTAGTTACCCCTAGACAGTGCGCCTATTATTTACACCCGTCAACACCTTTTTACACATCAGCACCAACTTTTTTTAATTCAGCAATCACATCTGGCCGGTTTTGCTTGTAATAGGTTCGCATTCCATCACTCAGCCCTTGCCATTGATCCAGCGTGACCATCTTTCGCTGCGGCGGTGTCCATTCACTAGACTGCCCATTAAACGGCTTAGAATAGCCTGTGGCGCGCTTTGGCTTCTTTTTGGCATCTCTTATGCACCAGTTCTGCCAAAAGGCTGTGAGATCGACATATGAGGCTTTATTACCGTTCTGTTTATCCCACAAGCGGATTGCCTCTAATACTTCGGCTGCATCCAGCCCCTTGCTTTGAGCAAATTGGCGATCAGCCTCATCAGGTTCCCAATCAACAACTTTGGTTTTCCCCTTATTTCTTTTTAACGGTTCTTTAATGGTTATGGGTGCATCTGGTGCAGGGGTGTCCTGCATCTGGTGCAGGGGTGCGAGATATGCAGGGGTGTATTCTGTTGACCTTCCAGACCGGTGATTTCGGATCAGAAAGCCGCCATCTTCCAGCTTTTTCAACTTCGCCCGAACAGTGCGTTCCGCTGCGCCGGTAACGTGGCAGATATGCCCAACAGACGGCCAAGCAACGCCCCTTGCGTCATTGTGGTGGTTCGCAACTACGATCAAAACCAGCTTTGCCAGCGGGTCTTGAACAGGCGCATCCATCGCCCAATCGAGTGCTTTAATGCTCATCGTTTTCCCCCAATATTTCTATCGTCAAAGCCGCATAGCCGATAATGTCCAGCAAACTATCCAGATGCCGACAATCGCTGTTAGCCAGCCGTGACATTTTCATCGCAATCATAATGGCACCAAATTGCTCCGGCCTAATATCAACCCCAACAATCATTTCGATCATTTTGGCCGTTTGATCCCAGTTTTCTCTCAAATCGCCATAATTAGCACCCCTGTCTTCCAAAATCTGTTCGACCGTTTCCAAAGCCTTTGATCTATTCATTAAACAATTCCCTTACCATATGAAATTCATCAATTGGCACTTCGGCCATCAACCCATAATCGCGCTCAATCCCGCGATCCCGTCTGCCACCAATTGTTGTGGCAAAATCCACCTTGAAGCTGCACGCCCCGATCCAGTCAGTCCAGCGCACTATTAGAAAAGTCGGTATGCCAGTCTCAAACGCCACTTGCCGGGCATACATCATCTTGTGCAGATGGATCAGTGACGTTTTATATCGATTGCGCGGAAATGTTCTGCATTTAACTTCTGCAAAAGCCTCTATTTTGCCCTGCCTAGTAAGTGCAAAATCTAATTGACAATATTGAGGCAATTTAACCGGCTCGCATCTCCACGCCTTTCCGATGTCACTTATCGTCAGCAACTCCATCTTTAGGTTTTTTTCTGTTTCCATTTTCCACTCCTATATGGATCATCTTGCAAACCGGACAAACCCACTTATCCGGTTCGATTTCAACATAGCTGCGGCATTTAGGGCATCGCCCTTGCTCATAAAGCCGCTGAAACTCGCCATCACCCCTTTGGATCATAGCCGTGTAACCTTGGCAAAAATGGTATAACGTTATGACGCTTTGACGCTGTTGCTATGAAATCAGCGCGGATCACGCCAAGCGGTTCAACTCCATTATCGGCATTTCTCGGCAATACCCGCACCTCAATGCCCTCCTTGCCCTTAAAAATCTCAACTGTTAAATCTTTGACATCAATCCAAGTTTCAGTCGAAATCATTACATATTCGCGGTCTCCAACAGTGTTCATATTTCTACTCATCTGCGCAAACCTTTCTATAAATCAGCTATAAAATCCCTAATGATATAGCAAGCTGTATCCATATCAACTTCGCAAGCATACCGCCAATCAATCTGCTCCGAACAATCCCTGTTTGGCGCATAATAATCTAGCTCAGTTAAAACTTGTATAGGCATACGCACGCGCGTGCTTTGCCGGTCTAAACGATAAAATAAAAGCGGCAATTTACCAGCTATTGAAGCTGCGGTACAAACCTGATCCCACCACTCTGGTGAAACACCAGATTTATATCGTTTGCATTCGATTACAAATGGAAAGTTCATATCTTCGGTGCGTAAATCACCAAGATGCTTTTCGCGTGTTTGATCTAATTCGCGTATAAAATTTAGGCCAAGTCTATCAAAAAGCTCATTAGCAATTTCATATTCATAACCCCGACCTTTATTTCTGGATTTGCTACCTGTCATTTCACACTCCTTTTTTTGAAACCTATTTAAAAAAACAACAACTGTAAATAAAAAGTTTACAATCTGCGGATCGGCTGTTAGGGTGTTAACAGTGGAAAACGGGAGTTAAAATGATAAAACGGGAAATTAGTGAGCTTTGGAAAACCGCAGGGTTTAGTCATTTATCGGCCAGCCAGCTATTACGCTCACCGGCCAAGTGGATATTTGACTATCTGCACCTAACAAAAGAACAGCGGCAAGAAATTGGCGTTGGGGAACGTGCTGCAATTGGTACGTCAGTACATACGGCAGTGCAGTCAATAGTGTGCCACGGCGCAGATATTGATGAAGCAATTGAAGCCGCGCAGCTTGCTTTTGACTTCCATCCGGCAGATGAAGATGACGTTCTGCGTGTGAAATTTCGTGAAGTTATACCGGCTATGGTTCATCAAGGCGTGAATATTTGTGTTGAAAACGGGTTCACAGGCGCGATTGATGAAGAACGCATTGAATGTTGGTTAGATGATGTGAACGTGCCGATCTTGGGCTTTGTCGATTTGCTTGTTGAAGGCTCAATGTTTGCCGAAATGAAAACCAAAGCACCACGAAAAACAAAGCTGTTGAAAGATGGGTTGCAGGGCTGGGCAAAGGCCACACTGCCTAAAAAGCCGGAGTTTGCACATATCTGCCAAGCGGCTATTTACTGGCACGCGCTGCGCGTTACGCCATCAATCATTTACATAGCAGAACACGATGCAATCATTTTCAACGCCTATAACTGCGAAGAATTGCAAGCTGAAGGCATCAATCACGCGCTTAATGAAATGCGGCAAAAGGCGTTGATCCGGCAAAACCTGTTGACCGTTAGCACCGATCCAAAAGTGCTGGCATCAATTACCGATCCCGATTGGGGTCATATGTATCAGTGGAAAATGAAAACCGAATGGCTTGAAAGGGCAAAAGAGTTATGGAAAATCTAAAACTGCACGCGGCACTAGCCGATGTTAGAAAGGCTGCATCTGTCGGCAAGTCTGGCAAGAACCCGATGTTCAAATCAGAATATTCAACGCTTGGCGATGTACTAACCGCGCTTGATGTGCTGCCGGAATATGGGTTGTCATTCGCGCAATATTTCCAAGACGGCGCGCTGGTGACGACTGTTGTGCATTTGGAGACTGGCGAAAAGATCAGTAGCTTTTTGCAGATCAGCCCAGAAAAAGACACGCCGCAGTCATTCATTAGCTGCGTGACATATTTCCGCAGGGCAAGTTTGTTGACGATGTTCGGAT